TTGACCCTTGGTCCAGGTCTGTGCTCCATCAAGTAAGCCGTAGCCACTGAGATCGCTGGTTAGTGCGACCGTGCCAGTTGCGTTAGGCAGCGTGATGGTTCGATCTGCTGTTGTTGGATCCGCAACCGTCAGCGTTGTTTCAAAGCCGTCATCGGTGCTGCCCTCGAAGATCAGAGTTCGGGTGGCACCGAGTGTGACGTCGCCGGCAAAGGTGCCGCCAGCTTTGGGCATTGCAGCATCAGCCAGGTCATACGCCGACTTGACCGCAGTGGACGTTGCCGCCAACACCGAGCTAGTAGTGCTGGTGGAATCGCTGAGTTGAACTACGCCCGCTGCACTGGTGCTAGCAGCGCTGACGCTGATAACAGGTGTGGTTGTTCCCGTGGCGACTGAGATTGGTGCGCTGCCGGTGACGCTGGTGACGGTGCCGACGTAATCGACGCCCCACTCAAGTCCGGTGGCGGTTGCGCTGTTGGCGCGAAGCACCTGACCGTTGGTGCCAACGCCAAGCTTGGTCAGCGTGGTAGAAGCCGAGGCAGCGAGCAGGTCGCCTTTGGTGTAACTGCTGATATTGGTGCCACCTCGGGCAACAGCAACGGTGCCGCTCGTCAGGTTGCTGGCGTTGGCGGCTTCAGTGGCAACTTCTTCGACGGCACCTTGAACGTTGGTGCTGGCAATCGTTCCGGCAGGGGTAAAGCCAACGTTTGAGGCGGTCTGAGCGACGTAGGTGCTAGAAACGTCAATCTCATTCCAGCTGGAGCCGTCGCACAAGATGATGTCCGGCGGTGCCAGTGCAACTTCAGGTGCAGGTGCAACACCTGTGCCGCCGACCGAAACCACCACGTAGTACGAGGTGTAAGTCGAGGAGGCGACAGGTAGGGGATCACCAGCTACCAGACCGACAGCAGCGCCAACGGTGGTGGTAGTCACCACTTCATTCAGGTTGGCGTCGTAGGTGCCGGCAAAGACCAGCTCACCCAGCGACACACCAACGGGCTGCCAGACGTTGCCGTCCCACAGGTAGATGTTTTTGTCGAGTGGGTTGAAGAACAGCTGACCGATGTAGTCGGCAACCGGGATGGCCTCACCGATTTGTGCGGTGGAGTAGTCCGCCAGCTTTGGTGCCGTTACGGAATCGCTGGCGAGGAAACTGGCAGAAAAAGAGCCAGTGGTGATCTTGGCAGCGTCAAGGTTGGGGATATCCGCTGCATCGAGAGTTGCGCCAGTCGAGACGTGACCTTGGGCGTCGACGGTGACTTTGGTGTAGGTGCCAGCGGTGACGCTGTTGCTGTGGTTGAGGGTGCCCGAGCTGACGCTCAGACCGGAACCGGGGACGATGATGCCTTTCGTGCTGACGGTGGCGTCGGGTAGGTCCGCTGGAACCAGTGCGCGGAAGGTTGGGGTGGCGTCGACACCACTCTCGGGACCAGCCAAGACGACGTTTGCCGCCTGCGTGTCCATCGTGGTGGTGATGGTGGCGCTAAACGCATCGGGGTAGGCAACCGAAAACGCCAGCGGTGTGCTGTCGCTAAAGGTGATGGTGCCAATGCCTGCTTGGCGCACCCATGCGGTGCCGTCCCAGGTGTACTCGATGTTGGTGTTGCTGTTGTACCACTGCTGACCGATGAACGCGCCAGAGCCGGATGGGGTTGCAGCAGCGACGACGGCGGCAGAGTTATCCGCCAGCTTGATTGCTGTTACAGCGTCGTCGGCAATCTTGCCGGTGGTAACGGCGAGGGCATTGATCTTGGCTTCCGTGACCGCGTTACTAGCGATGGTGGCGGCAAAGCTGCCCGTACCAGAGCCGGTTACGTCGCCGGTCAGCGTGATCGTCTGGTCGCCCGTGTTGGTGCCGGAGCTGGTACCGCTGAACGCGGAGCCGTCTGTCCAGGTGCCGTTTGCGGTGGACAGTGTGCCAAGACCCAGCGTGGAGCGTTGGGCGGCGGCGTCGGCATCATCGAGGAGTGCGCGACCTGCTGCGGTGCAGGTGATTTCTTCGACGGAGCCGGCGCCAGCAGTGCTGCGACCCAGCAGCTTGTCAGTGGCGCTGACGTTTTGGATCTTGGCGTAGGTGACGGCTGCGGCGGCTAGTTCGTCAGTACCAACCTGCCCGCTGCCGATGGCGTCGGCGGTGACGGAATCCGTTGCCAGTTGGGCAGAAGTAACGGCGTCGTCAGCGATCTTGTCTGCGGTGATCGCGTCGTTAGCAATAGCTGCTGTACCAAGTCCGGCGGCGTCAACCTTGGCGGTGGTAACGGCGCCATCGGCAAGCTCAGCCGTGTCAACCGCACCAGTGCCAACACTTGCAACAACATTGGCGTAAGCACCGGCGCTGTAAATCTGCAGCAGTCCGGTGCTGCTATTGAAAAAGCCGCGTCCGCTGAAGTTGTCGGTGCTGGGGGCGGTGCTACCGACTGCAATGGCGCTGTTGGCACCGAGCTTGGCGGCGGTTACTGCACCGCTAGCAAGGGCGGTGGTGCCGAGTTTGGTGGTGCTGGACTGATCCAGCTTGTCAAGATCGACGCTACCGAGCGGGATTAGATCCAGTCCGGCGTCAACGAGGTTTTGGGCGGTGACCTTCTTGGTTTCCGACGCCGAAATATCGACAATCGGCAGTACGTCGTCTTGGGCAACCGATGCCTTGGGCAACTCGTTGAGCTGCGTAATTCTTTGGTCGGCCAAGACGTGACTCCTAAGCCCTAGTGCTGCCTATCAGTTTAATCAAGCTCCTGCGTGATCAGTTCGTCCAGCGACTGCTCCAGCTCGATTGGCTCGTCTGCTTGAGTAACGAGGGTGTACCCAGTCGGTTCGCCCACCAGCAGGCGGATTTCGCCCGTGGTTACGAAGTCGATGGAACAGGTAATTGCGTCGGTTGCGCTGACCTGAACACCAGCGCGAGTAACGCAAGCTGTGAACTCGTAATAGACGTTTTGGATGCCAGAGTCCAGCTCGTTGTCCGTTAAGTACAAGGCACAGTCAAACTCACTGCCGATCTCCGTGCGCTGGATTAGCTGGAGCATCAACAGGGGCGTTTCGATTTGCCCTGATGTGTTGTAATCAAACAGGCAGTTGATAGATCCATTCCCGCTGATAAGACCGGCGGAATATTGCTGCTGAAAACGGTCATTTAATGTCGTTGTTTCGATCATCTGGCGGTCTGTATTTAGCTCGAAACTGGTTACATTGCCCAGCACGCTGAAGCGGAAGTCGCTGATGTAGACGGTGATTGTGATTGGATCACCTGCAAAGCTGTCTAGCGCCAGTTCTTGGGCGCGGTTGTTGTTTACCGCGTCGGCAAAGTTACGGAAAAAGCGCAGACCGCCAGCAGAGTTGACGTTGACGTAAGCGGTGATACTCGACTGGAGCGTTCCAGACGGCCAAGCAGTTGTGTCGAAACAGATCAGCTTGCGGGCGTCATTTGTTTTGATCGTGACGCGATCACCTGTCAGTAGGTTGTCAAGGGCACTGTCGAAACTCAGGCGGTTGAGGATCGTGTTGATGTCGTTGGGGTCGATGCTGTCTGCAATGCGCCCGTAGTTAGCCTCCGTTCCACGGCGAAGGCGGACGTTGCCTGTGTTACCGAGAAAGACAGCCATTAGAACGTCGAATTAATTACGCCGAGCCAGTCACCCTCGACGGTGAATTGGATGGGTACTGCCGTTAGTTCGCCATTGGTAACTGCAATGCTGGCGTTGGTGATAAAAGCGTTCAGCTCGATTGTGTCATCTCCTCTTGATGCATCCGGATTTCCACTTCCTACTCGCAGTTTCAAAGTAACCATATCGCTGCGTGTAATTTTCCCTGTGTGCATAATTTTGCTTAGCAGGGAAGTGAATTCTTTATACGCAGTGTTTTCGCTGGAATCCAGTCGGTAATACAGAAGGGTGCAGCTGCCGGTAGCGGATTTGGTGCTGGGGTGTTGGGTGCGGGCGTAGTCGCCGAGGGTGGTGGCGTCCAGCAGGTCCACGTTCATCTCGATGGACCAATCGCGGACTTTGGCGACGGGCTTGTCGTCCAGGATTAGCGAGCCAGCTCGCCCAGAGTAGTAAGAACCCATTACCCGTACACGTTGCCTTGACTCAGCTTAGCGCCGACCTATGCGACAACAAACGAGCTGGAACTAAAATCAGCTACACGACTAAGTAGTTCGTTATTGGGTCCGATATCGCACGGGATACGTACAGCCCTGATGGTGATTTCGCCCTCTTCGTCGAGCGCCACTTCTGTGACGCGAAAGCTGCGGCGGCGTTGGTCGGTTGGTGCTCCAAGCACGAAGGCGTAACCGACGTAAGCCGGCGCCAAGCTGGCAGCGACACCGTTGGTGACGGTGAGGTTGGTAATTGTCTGAACCTTGCGGTCCTTGTACACCAGTGCGGTGTAGTTGTTGCTGTCGGGGATTTTGCTGAGTAGTGGGCTGTTGAGTTCGCCGCCTGCCAGTACCACGCCTGTGGTGAGGTTGTCCCAGGGTGTTAGGCCGATATCGACGAGGATGTAGCTGCCGGGCTCGACGGGGACTTCGGTCGGCAGTGTCTTGAACTCGATGCCACGGCGGATGAAGCGGCGCTGGTTGATCAGGTACTTCGCGTAGAGG